ACCATGCAGAGGCAGAAAGGATATTAACTTCACGCCTTAAGGAAGCGCGGGAGTCTGGAGATGAGGACAAAGCTGACAGAATCATGCAGGAAATTATAGATTTCCGTGTGGATAGCAAACTTAAAACAAAAGATCCCGTAAATACGGTGATGCAACCTTCCGCAGAAGATATAGAAAATGCACGGACAGTTGTGAGGTTCGCACAGGAAACAGACGCAAGCGGCAATCTTTTAAGGCCGTGGATAGATTCTCGTCATCCGCAATACACAAACGCTATGAAGATGGCAGGCGCAATAGCAGTGTCGGTTGATAGTGAATTTGGTTATGTAGATATACCAGAGGTAATGAGGCGTATGGATGAAGCAATGAAACCCAAGCCCACACAACAGGGAAATAGCCGCGCTCCTGACCCTATGAGGGGCAATTTGACAAATGGTTCTAGCAAGGGCAAAATGAAGTTAAGTCCTCAGGAACTAGCTGCCGCACAAAAACTAGGAGTTAAACCAGAGGATTATTTGAAATGGAAATAGCTAAGACGGGACGGTCACCAAAAGCCGAGATTGAGCAGACGAACGATAAGCCAGCGGAACAGAAAAAGGGAACGAAACCCGGATGGAAACCATCTTCTGTGCTTCCGCAATTGAAAGCTAGGACAGGATTTACCGCTAGATGGGTTGCTAACGAATCAGGGAATATCACTAAGAAACTATCCGAAGGATGGATTTTAATGAAACCCTCTGACAATGTAGGAATACCAATTAAGGCATATGATACGCCGGATTCAAACGCATTAGCGAGTGAAATTCGATACAGGGATTCGATTGCGATGATGATTTCCGATGAAGATAGACAAGCACGACAAGAATATATGCGGAGTGAATCAAGGGCTGCACAAAAACAAATTTTGCAGAAAACCGATGAAGCATTCCGAAGTCATGGTGTCCAGACATACACCCCTAAAGGTCAAGCTGGGCGAATTGTAATCGAATAATAAGGAGCCGACAACATGTCGCAATTTTCAACTGCTAACAATATAGGCTTTCGTGCCTGCCGTAAACTCGGCGGCGGGGCAGCCATTGAAAAGACCTTTGCAGTTTCCGCCTCCAACAATGAAGCTTATTTCATTGGTGATGCGGTAACTCTTGGGACTTCAGGGAAAGTACGCCCCCTCAAAAACGCAAGCACCACCGCGCCTCTTGGGGTTATTACCTCCCTTATGGGTTCTAGCGGCGGCAAGCCAATCCCGCTTAGGTTTTCACAGCCTACTAACGGCCCGTTCCTGACATCAGGCGCGGCAGGGTTTGCCTTGGTGAATGTAAGCCTAGACCAGACTTATATTGCTGCTATTGATGCCAACGTAACTGAGGCTTCTTTCGGCTCAGGCGCTAAGGTATCAGCAGGCGCACCACGTACCCAGAATGGTATTTCCGGGCAGTCTATATCGGGAACACTAACAACTTCCGCAGATGCACAATTCCAGATTATAGGTTTTGCACCTGTTGAAGAATTGGCAACCCGTACATCGGCTGCATCCCCTGTTTTAATCGAAGTTAAGTTGCTGCGAAGCATCTTTGCTGGCAACCCTGTTTAATGTAAGGAGCTTATTAATATGCAAGGTTTTGTTCATACCACTGGCTTCGCTCCCGAACTATTATATCCGGGGCTTGCCGCTATATGGGGTCAGAATTACGAAAACTACCCTAAGATGTATCCTAAATTCATGGAGATGAAAACTTCCGACAAGCGTTTTGAAAAAGAGCAGGGGATGAGTGGGTTTTCCCTCGCTTCTGTTAAAGACGAAGGTGACTCGGTGGAATTTGCCCGCTTGGTTCAGGGTTTCCAGAAGGAATACAACCACACCACTTACGGTCTAGGCGCTATCATTACCCGTGAAATGGTTGAAGATGACCAGTATAATGTTATCAATAAAATCCCGCAGTTGCTTGCAGAGGCAATGGGGCGCACCGAGGAAACACAGGCAACCGCTGTTCTTAATAGTGGCTTTGATTCCACTGTTACAGGCGCAGATGGCCAGCCTTTATTTTCCCTTGTGCATCCTAACGCGGGCGACCAAGGCGGTACTCAGCGCAACACGCCACTTACCAATGCTGACCTGACTCAAACATCTTTAGAGTCGGCAATCATTGATATTATGGATTTCCGTGATGAAAACAACCAGCGCATGAATTTTGCTGCAAAAGCCTTGATAGTAAGCCGATCGGACTACTTCAACGCTACCAAGATATTGCAGACAAAATACAAAGTTGGCGCTGCTGATAACGATGTAAACGTGATTTCAAACCTTAATCTTGACTTGGTAGTTACCAATTACCTTATCGACCAAGACGCATGGTTTGTAAAAACCAACGCACAGAACGGCTTAACTTTCTATACCCGCCGTGCCGCTGGCATTGAACGCGATAACGACATCAGCACCCAGAACCTAGCTATCGTAACTACCGAGCGTTTCGATACTGGATGGACGGATTGGCGCGGTGCTTGGGGTTCACCGGGCGCTTAATTGTTTTTGCTGCATAATATGGGGGAGGGCTAAAATTCTCCCCCCTTATTTAAGGATATATTTATGACTACTTTCCAATCTCCACTAAAAACCATAGGAAAGAGTGGCGGCACTGGTAACTCACAGACAGAAACCAGCGGCTTTGTTCATTCTACCAAAATAATTTCGTTGGGTGGTGGGGCTACGCCTCCACGTGCGATTGTTACTCTCCCTGATTTTTCTGTATTAACCGGCTTATATGCTTGCGTTACCTCTGCATTCGCAGCAGATGTATCAGCGGTCAATGTGAACTGGGGTAACTCCGCGCAATCTACAAGATACGGCGTGATAGCTGTTTCTGCTGTAGGACAGATTCGCACTGCTACTGTATCTGCTGCAACGGATTTCGACACAACAAATACTATAGTTATTACCGCTTCAGCAGTATCTACTACTACGTTTACCAGTGGCGGAGTACGTGCATTTATTGAATATATAACTGTGGGGTAAATCATGCGTAGATTTGATTCTACTGTAGTCGCATCGGCGGGTGGTTTTACTTATGGAAAGGTTTATGTAGTTGATACATATGCTAATCCTGCCAATATCGCAGTTGCAGTCAATATAGATTATGGTAATGGGCAGGCTATTTATTCGGTTCAGCATACATTGTCTGACCCTACAATAACCAATCTCAATGTTGCAACTAACGGGGTTTGGCTGGATAATGATATTCTTGCCTCAGCTTCTACATCTAACGATACTAACTATTTTGTGCCTCCCACTGCCATAAGGCTTAAATTGTATGCTACGGCATCTGCCCAAGCCACCATGACAGTGATACAGGCAGGCCCGCCATAGGATGAAGCATGGCACGGCGCAGGGGTTGGAAACGGGGCGATTGGTTAGTAAAAGATGAGGAAAGCGGCTTTACCACTTACGGAACGAAGGTCGCTTACGATTATTATGGTGTCCTTAAGCTAAAAAAACAGGGTGACAAAGCCCATCCCCAGATGTTCGTTGCTGCCAAGGATGACCCCTACCCTGTTTACCCTGTTAGCCAGCCATTTAGGAACTTTAATCTGGATGAATCAGTTATAGGATTTGATGTTGGCACTACAAATATAGATATACCTATGGCAAGCCCTGCTTTGCATATTTACCGCCCCGGCGTTGATTATGCGACAATAGAATATGACCTTTTCGTGTATTAAGGAAATTTATGACCGCACAAACACCAACATATTTAAAAGCGCGTTTTGAAACAGGGGATATTCCTACAGGCACAGACTATAGCGATGTTTTCGATAGCTATTTGAATGTGGTTACAACAGACATCCAAACTATTGCTGGTGGTGTGACATTCAGCAACCAGATAAATGTTTCCGAAGTCATAACTCCTTTAGTGTCGGCAGCTAGTGTCATAGCGTCATTTGTGAGCGCCCAGACCATCAACGGGGCTTTTATCAATGCTGATTCATTGAGCGTGTCAGGCAAGGTCATATTTGGTTCGGTGGATATAAGCGCGGCCTCAACCACCCAAGCAGGAGCAACAACACTGGGAGGGGTAACTAACTTTGTTATTTATGCCAATGGCAATAATCTGGCGGTAAAACTCCCAACCTCAGAAAGTGGCAGGCAGCAATATATAATCAATGCGGCCTCGACAACATTAAAGATATTCCCTGCTGTATCGGGTAGATTTTTAGTTACGGCAGTTAACGCTTCGCTTAACCTTCCTGCTGATAAAACAGCTCTAGTATTCCACAAAGGCGATGACCGCTACGGTATAGTGATAGGAGGCTTCTAATGTCTTTATCAGACCAGAGAATGACCGCGCTTGAGATAATTAACGAGGTACGCAGGAAAAGCAAGCTAAATCCTGTCACCACACTAGACCAAGACTCTGATTCCCTAACAAAGCTCAGTTATTTAAATGATGTGGTTTCCGAAGTGTCCGATTATGACGATTGGCAGGAATTGTTAAGGGAAGTGACGGTAACGGCGCAGTCATCAGTTGCGGATTACTCCATTCCTTCTGAAGTAACCGTTGTTCAGAATATACATGAGGTGGTATTTGATAACCGCCCAGGCGAAATGAGGATGGTAACTTTAGACACTATCCGCCGTATGCAGCGCTCTAACTCACGGGGAATTCCTACTCAATGGGCTGTAAAGGGTGTGGATTCAAACGGAAATCCTTATATTAGTGTGTCACCTATCCCCACGAGTGCACAGGCTGGGCAGACTTTTAACGTATTGGTGTATGAGAAGCCAGTATTTATAACTACAGCCCAGACCAGTGCAATACCTCCTTTTCCCGGCAAGTTGATGGTTCAAGGGTTACTGGTTAAAACTGTGCTTGATGAATCGGATGGTGAGCCTACCTCGCGCTACCAGAGTGTTAAACAGGTGTATGACGATATGCTTTATGAATCTTATAACCGTTATAACGGAGATAGCGGCTCTACTGTGTTTTTCCGCCCGGCACGGGGACGCAGATGACAGTAATCCAAACCAAATATTTTCCCGGCAAATTTGGGTTGGCTACCGAGTTTTCACTTTCGCAAATGCCTATTGAGTATTCTCGTACCTTCGTAAACCGCTTTATCAATATCAGGGGAGATGCTGAAAAGCGACAGGGCATTAAACGCCTTGGTGATGTGATAGAGGGCAGTCCTACCATAACGGGAATACATGAGTTTGTTGATGGTTTAGGAAACTCAACTCTATTCGTAAGCGGTTCAGGAACTATTTATAAGTATGATGATGACACAGGAGCTTGGGCAGTTGCGCTTACGGGTAAAGACCCAGACCAACGGCTAATTTCAGTAGAAATGGCTGGTAAGCTGATATTTGTAAACGGTGTGGATAGAAATTTCTACACCGATGATGGGACTACCTTCAAGGAATTAAAAGCTATCATTGAATCCGGTGTGGCCTCAAGTACCCAAACAAATGCAACGTCCCTTACCGATACGCAAATTCCTTCATGGCTTGCAACTTTCGTTACTAATAACGACATATGCTATAATATTACCCGTGGCGCTTATGGAATTATTACCAGTGTCGGGGCAACCAATCTTTCAATGTCACCTATAGGCTCGGCGGCTACCGGGATAGGATTTTCATCTTCTGACCAACAGGCGGGGGACATCTACGAAATACTGGATAATGTTTCCTTAAATATAATACCAGTTGGGACTGGATTTGATAATTTTGCAACCATAACTTCGGGAAGCTCAACCACGGAAGTTCGTGTATCAGGCGTGGACTTCTCAACCACCGAGGCAAGGGTTGGGGATTTTATCTACAACACCACCAGAAACGCCGTGACAAATATAACGGCAGTATCGGCAAACCTGAATGTGACCGCTATTGCTGGTCAAGTTCCTAACGACTCTGTGACATTCTTTAAATCCGCTATGCCAATTGCGACATGGCCGCATGTGCATTATGGAAGCCTTTATCTTATTGATGCCCGTAACCGTGGAGTGGTAAGAATATCCGGCCCTGCCGACCCACAGGATTTTACAACAAACCAGAGCGATTTAACTTCTATCACTTCGTTTTATAACTCAAGGCAACCACAAGCCGAGATACTTCTGACGCTCAAAACCTTCCAGCAATACCTAGTGGCAGGGGGACAGCGGAATGTTTATGCCGATATAGGGACACAGACCGTAAGGACTTCGGGTGCGGCGATTAATTCAGGGTTGGATTTCGCACCTATAGGGTTGTTCCCGCAAGGATGCGCTAGCCGTTTTGGGCTGGAATCTACAGGCGGGGCTTGCGTGTTTTCGGCGAATGACGGGCTTAGGAACTTTAACGCCAACTTTAACGCTAATACTTTCCAGACAACCAACATATCGGAAGCGATTAAAACCGAGCTTTCTAATGCGATAGCCACCAAAGCCACTGACCCCGATGAGATACAAACCATCCATTATCCTCGAAGGAACTGGCTGTTATTCAAGGTTGGGGATGTTATTTATAATTATAACTACACTCCGTCTTATAACGCCGGGCAGATTCAACAATCCCCTTATGGTTCGTTCAGTAAATTTACAGGAAAATTCGCACAGCAGAAAGTCTATTATGTAAGAAGGAACGGCGATTTGCTTTGTGCTGGAATTGGTGGCAAAGTATATGAGTTTGATAAGAGTAACTACGATGATGATGGAGATAGGATAACCGCATCTCTTGAAACCGGGTATTTAAAGTTAAGCGAAGCGCAGGAAGGGACTTTGACCAAGGACGGGACTTACATAAAGCCTGTATTTGAATCGTCTTATCCTATAAGCTATACTATAACTGCCACGGGAGGTTACAACAACCTAAGCTCTGATACTGTAACCGCTACAACGGGAGGGGTTGGAGAGGTAGGATTATCAAGGGTTGGTTCTTCGCCTATCGGGGGAAATAGGATTTATTTCCAAAAACTCCCTTTGCGGTGGAAAGGTGAGCAGTTCAGGATTCGGATAGATACAGATTCTACAGATGGGCCAGATATTATTACAGGTTATTATATTTACGGCAACATACTAGGAAAAGTATAACATGTCTTTGGATTTTTTGGGTGGCACTACACAACTAGCAACAGGTATAGGCGGATTGTTAAATGCTTTTGGCGTTGGTAGGCCAAAAATGAACTACGGCCCGACCCCATCAGAGGCGCAGGCCAATTCATTATATCAGGCTCTTTTAGACCCTAACAATTCGCTGGTTAAACAGAATACCGATGCAAATAAGATAGAAGGTATGCAGAACCTTCTCATGCAGTTAAAACAAATGCAGCTACAAAGTGCGCGGGGACAGGCAAGAGGCTTGCGCCCATCGTTCTTTGCGCCTGAACGCGCGGACGAAACCATCAATTACCTCACCACAAGGGGGCAGCCAGCAATTGCGCGTCAGGCTAGAACGGATGCCATGAATACCATAGGCGGGGTTGCGGATAACTTAATGAAATTCGTACCCGATGAACGCGCCATGATGACAGCACGTAATACCAACGCAGGGGTAAATGCTTCTAATTTCCAATTGCAGGGTGGATATGGTGGTGTTGCTAATCAATTCGGCACAGGATTACAGGATTTACTTACGCAATTACTAGGCTCTACTCAACGCAGACCAAACAATAATTTTATAGGGCCTATGCCATACCAGTCAGGTCTTCTAGGAGATTTATTATAATGCCTTTACCGGAAAATAATAATTATGATGCAATGAATCAAGGGATTGATAGGATAACGGAAATCCTTAAGCAGCAATCAACGCCTGCTCCTTTTTCGTCTTATATGCCGCAGGCTATGGGACTTCCCGCCAATCTTTTAAATGCTATCGCTTATTCCTCATATGACCCCGGCAACGGCAAGGGCGGAAACTTTGTACAAAATGCCCAGAATTTCCAGCATACCATGCAAGCCGACCAATTAGGCCAGCAGGAAGCATTGCTTAAAACCTATGAAATGAAACTTAAGATGGGGGATGCCCAGACAAAAGCCCTTGATGACAAAATCACGTTATTCACAGGTAACGACCCACAAGGTAAAGCTTTGTTTTTGCAAGCTCTGCATGATGACCCGGAATCCATAGACCCAACTAATTCCTACCAAGTTATGACCAAACTGGCAGGGATTAAGAAAAAAACAGGCTATGAAAGCCCAGACTTGATGCTACAGAAGCAAAAAGAAACCGCAGCAGTCCAGTTACTTCAAGCCCAAGCTAACAAAGCAAATGCTGAAGCAACCCGCAAAGAAGCGGGAGCACCAGCACCATCGGGTTATATATATAAACCAGATGGAACCTTGACTTTCATTCCGGGTGGCCCTGCCGACCCTGCTAATAAACCTTTGACCGAAGTTCAAGGTAAGGCTGGACTATTCGCCTCTCGTATGCAGGATGCAGAACCGATTATTGAGAAGTTGGGCGGCACTGTAGGAACGAATCTAAACGAAAGGACAAAAGCATCAATTCCTATTGCTGGAAATTATTTGGTTTCTCCTGATTATCAGTCTTTAGAGCAGGCAGAGAGGAATTTTGTCAATGCTACATTGCGTCAGGAATCTGGCGCATCTATTAACGCATCCGAATTTGAAAACGCAGTTAAGCAATATTTTCCACGCCCCGGCGACAAGCCTGATGTTATAGCTCAAAAAGCACAAAATAGGGCAACTGCTATAGAGCAAATGGGACAGGCGGCAGGCGCAGCTTATAAAAAATCACAGCTAACACACTCTAGTGACATGCCCGGCAAACTTATAGGGACTTCTGGCGGTAAGAAGGTCTATGAACTACCTGACGGCTCGCATGTAATGGAGCAATAAATGGCCTTTGTTCCAGTAAATATAAACCAAATCCAATTTGATAAGCCGGATTATAATAACCCGGAAGTGGCTGCTGCGGCTTGGAATGAATTGTATCCACAGGAAGAAACCCAATCTAAATATGTCCCAGTTGATATTAAATCCATTAAACTGGATGCGCCGACACTTCAAGACGTGCCGGATAAGGACGAATCCATTACGGGCAAACTTAAAAGCTTTGGTAAAGGCATGGGTGCAGGGGCTTCCTTGGGTTTCTTAGATGAGGCTACAGCAGCGATTTTGACACCTTTTCTTAATGAAGCAGGGCAAAGCTATCTTGATACTTATCGCCAACTACGCAGTGACGCAAGAGAAAGTTTGGCTAAGGGGCAATCCGACAATCCACTGGCTTATGGCACTGGTCAATTCGTAGGTGGCACTAGCGCAATCCTTGCAACACCATTAAGAGGTACGGCGACTCTTGGAAGTGCCTTAAAAACAGGTGCAGCGGCGGGCGGAATTGAAGGTTACGGAAGTAGCAATTCAGAAGATGTTGGCAACCAGATATATGATGCGGTAAAAGGCGCAGCTTTAGGCACGGCGGGAGGTGCTGCGGGATATGGGCTAGGGAAAATAGTCACTTCACCAGTTACAAGGCAATTACTCCAAGACGAAAGAGGCGCAGTTGGCCGTGGGGTGGGATATAAGGCTGAGTTTTCCCCTGCGGAACGCGCAATTGCGAGGATTCTCATAGAAGAAAAAGGACTAACACCAGATGAAGCAGCTAATTTTGTCAGGATGGCAGGTAAGCCGGATGAATCAGGCATAGCCTTAACGCTTCCAGAAGCAACCCAGAGCAAGACCTTGATGAAATATGAGGGGCGGTTGCGGGAAAATCCCGGTGCGGCTGGTGAAGTAGAGGCAGGATTCCTAAATTCTAGGAATAAGGAAAATATCCCTACTGCTTATACAGAAACCCTTAATAATGAAATAGGCAAAGTTTCCACTCCTGAGTCTGCCAGTAAGAAAGTTTCAGAAGTGGCTCAGAAGATTGTAAGTGCAGCAGAAGCAAAACGTCAAGCAGCAGCAGAGCCTTTCTATAAAATGGCTTGGGCACAACAGGTTTCTGATGAGGAAGCAGGGAAATTACTCAAATCCCCTATCATAAAGGATGCTTATGAAAGCATGGCTAACGACCCTGTATGGCAGACCGAACTTGCCAAGCATCCGCAAGGCTCTTTAGGGGCATTTGATGTTGTTAAGCAGAACCTAGATAGCAAAATTGCCGCTTCTATACAGGCAGGGGATAAAAACCGCACCCGCATACTAACAGCGGCTAAAAACGATATGTTAAGCACGCTAGATAATATCTCGCCAGCATATAAAGAAGCCCGCTCAGTTTTCGCGCAAGGAAGTCCTCGTATAGACCGCCTGAAACAAACCGCTATCGGGGTATTTAATGAAATGAAAGACGACCCTGTTAAAGCGGCTAATACATTGATTAAGTCATCCCCCGCTGAGATACGCTTTGCCCGTAGATTAATCAGCGCATCCGACCCTGACGCATGGAATGGGCTTGTGGCCACACATTTAGCGCAGATAGGGGAAAAAGCCAACCATAGCCCGGCTAAAATACTCAATGCCTTATCAAGCAAAGGTTCGGCTGGTAACGTGTTAAAGGAAAAATCCCTAGATGCCATGCTAACACCTGAACAAAGGGTGGTTAAAAACAAGCTATTTTCAGCATTGGAAAACGCATCATCAATCAGGCAAGGCAGTAACACGGCTAGCAATTTGACAACTGACCAGATGATGAGAGATGATGTATTATCACCATTAGAGCAATTGGGAGATAGTGCGGCTACAGGGAAGCTAACAAAGACAGAATTGATGCGCCGCGCCGTGGCTTGGTCACAAAACCTTATAATGGGCAAGCGCTATGAAGATTTAGCAAAGATATTTACAGGAAAAGACGCGAGTGATTTCGCAGAAAGATTAGCCAAGACACAACCCGGCAGTTTTAAATTCTGGAGGGAAGTAAACAATCAAATTGCTAAAAGCGGCACTGCATCTGTTCCCGCCGCATCATCAATAATAAACCAAGGAGAATAACATGGATTCACTCACCAAACTAGCGCAGCAGGACGGCAAAGCTTCAACTGGGACTACCGTAACCAATTACACACAAGCCCCTCCTGCCTATTCGCAACCGCAAGTCCCTAACAAAACCCCTATGCACTCAAGGACACAGAAGTGACCGCACAATCTCGCGCAGTATTAAAAACATATTTCCAGCGTGGACTTAAGCCAACGCAGTCAAATTATGGCGATTTGATTGATAGCTTTGCGCTTGTAACGGATGGTTCGGCCAACTTTGTTGAAAAGTCTGGTTCATCCATGACAGGGTTTCTGGTGCTTTCTGGCGACCCTGTCCTTGCGAGGCATGCAGCAACCAAACAATACGCTGACAGCTTATTTGCCAGTGCTGCGGGTGCGCCATTCATCGATAGTGCGCCCTTGGTCAAAGGCTCATCCGATGCAACAAAAATGCTCAGGTTTGAGATTGACGGGTTTACTACAGGGAATACTAGGGTACTTACACCCCTTGATGCTAACATGACATTAGTTGGAGTATCCAACCAGCAAACCCTCAGCAATAAAAAAATGGAGGATTCCAGCTTCCAGATTGTAGATAACGCTGACAATACAAAGCAGGTTGAATTTCAATGCTCAGGAATCACTACAGCAACGCTTCGGACAATAACTATTCCCGATAAAAACGGCATTATGGCCATGACCTCCGATATTGTGGCGAATTCACTAAAGGGATGGGCATTGTTTACGGGGACTACTCTGATAGCAGGTTCTGGCATTACATCAATAGCTAACGGTTCAACAGGAAATTACACCGTTACAATAACCGCACAGCCAACTGCAAATTATGCACCAGCAATAACCGTTGGTGGCACTAACGATGCTCGCTGCGTTAATCTATATGTCAACACAAGTCTGGTTTATGTGGCTCCAACCACTACCTCATTCATATTCTGTGTGGCTGATGCAGGTAATACCGCGAGGAATTTCGATAACGCAACTATTCTTTTAGCAGGGGCATGATGGAAAATTATTATATTACTTTCAATAGCGGAGAAAAATTCAACATAACAACTTTTGGCGTAACCGTACAAGAAGCGGTGGCGGCGTGGCAGAATCCATCACTTCCAGCAACGAACATTATGTCAGTCGAAAATGGGACACGAACAATATTGGTTAATAAACAATCAAAATTGATAGAAGCTGCCGGAGTAGATTTGCACCCTTCTGCCAATCAATACAAAGTTGAAACCGTAGATTGGCAAGTTGGTGAAATTTATATATAGGAGAATCCCATGACAATGACGGTTTATACAGGTCTTAGCTATATAGCATCTGGCAGCAATAATTCACCTACAGGTGGTATAACTTCACTGCGTACTGTTTTGGGTAACGGAAATGTATTGCCTTACACATTTAATACAGCAGCTTCCATTCGTTTCCGTAGCTATGCCAAAAAAAAGCAAGTGGCCTCAAATGCAAATTATTCACAGGTAAAGGTTACTTGGTCGAATTTTGTGGCCACATCAACCAACGAAAGTGCTGCGATTTACCCAACTCAAAAAGTTGCACATTCAATAAAATATAATGGTGTCTATTATCCTGTAACCTATAGCGGAGCATCTAGTGCTACCGTTGCTTCTGGCACGTCAGTCACTAGCGATACAATAGCTGGGCTTACATTGACTGCTGGGTCTGAATATGAGGAACGCGGATTAATAATATATCCATTGCCGTTTAAAACCCAAACAGCCAATTTTACTGTAGGGCAGGTTGTAACGGGTGGGACATCAGGTGCGACAGGTACGATTGAAAGCCAGACTGACGCAGGGGCAACCGGTTCGCTTGTTTTAAT